GTTTCGGTGGGCGTGTGTATAACATCGCACCGAAACTTGAACAAGCGGATATTGTTTACAGTAATGCATGGGCAATGATGCAACTAGACCCCGAATACAAGCGGCGTAAAGAGGCGATACAGGCAAAACGAAACGCCACCCATGAAAAGGTTACAGATGACGCTGATTTGCCAAAGAAACGGGTTTCCGACATCTTCATACCGGCAACGAACTCGACAATGAAAAAAATTGCGAGTTCCGCAAAAAAGAACGATGGTTTCAACCCGTCCCTATGTATCTGTGATGAGATTGCATCATGGGAGGGTGACAAGGGTTTAAAAACATATGAGGTCATGAAAAGCGGCATGGGCGCAAGACCCGAAGGAATGCTTCTTTCATGTTCAACTGCGGGGTATGTTTCTGATTCGATCTATGACGAAATCATGAAACGTGCAACCCGTTTTTTGATGGGTGACAGCAAAGAGAAACGGTTGTTACCGTTCCTGTATATTGCTGATGATATAGAGAAATGGAACTCAATTGAAGAATTGCAGAAATCGAATCCTAATTTGGGCGTATCGGTTTCGGTCGATTATCTTCTTGAGGAAATAGCAATTGCAGAAAATTCCCTTTCAAAAAAAGCGGAGTTTATTACTAAATACAACTGTCTGAAACAGAACAGTTCGCTTGCGTGGTTATCGTCTCAGGATGTCGAAAAGGCATTCGGGGATGAGTTTACACTTGAGGATTTCCGGGATTGTTACTGTGTCGGCGGTATCGACCTGTCACAGACAACCGACCTGACCGCCTGTTGTGCTGTCATCCAGAAGAACGGCATTAATTATGTTTTTTGTCATTTCTTCCTACCATCAGAAAAGATTGACGAAGCAACACAACGGGACGGGTTGCCATACAGGATCTATATGCAACAGGGGTTCTTGTCTGAATCGGGGGATAACTTTGTAGATTACCACGATTGTTATAAGTGGTTCACGGATCTCGTTGAACAGTATCAGATATATCCTCTGCAAATCGGGTATGACCGATACTCAGCGCAGTACCTAATACAGGATATGAAAAATTACGGTTTTCACATGGATGATGTTTATCAGGGTGAGAACCTCACGCCTGTCATACAGGAATTTGAAGGAACACTAAAAGACGGAAATGTCCGCATAGGAACAAACAACCTATTAAAAGCACACCTGTTGGATTCTGCGGTAAAGATGAATGCAGAAACCAACAGACGGAAACTGATAAAACTGTCACCACACGCCCACATAGACGGCACAGCCTGTCTGTTAGATGCGTTCTGCGTAGCGCAGAAATGGCACAGCGAAATAGGCGAACAGTTAAAAAACGAGGATTAAAAAATGTCACTATTCGATAAACTTTTCGGGAACAGACCAAAACCGGGACGGGATGACGGTTATTTCCAGACATTGACCGCTTATACACCGGCATTCAACTCGTGGAACGGTCAACTGTACGAGGCTGAATTGATCAGGTCGGCGATTGATGCCCGTGCAAGGCATATAAGCAAACTCAAATGTGAATTTGTCGGGTCTGCTAAACCGAAACTGAAGTCAAAGATGCTGAAAGCACCGAACGAGTGGCAAACATGGTCACAGTTCTTATACAGGGTTTCGACCATTCTGGACAACACCACGAACTGTTTTATTGTTCCTGTGTTCGATCAGTTCGAAGAGGTTTCCGGGTACTATCCTGTTCTAACATCTATGTGTCAGTTGAAGGACTATGGCGGCGAACCGTGGTTACAGTACACGTTCCAATCGGGGCAGACCGCAACGATTGAACTGAAACAGTGTGCGATACTGACCAAGTTTCAGTATCAGGATGATTTCTTCGGTTCTGGCAATCAGGCACTAACACCCACGATGCAGATGTTGTCTATTCAAGACCAAGGCATAAAAGAGGCGGTTAAGAACTCAAACACGTTCAGATTCATGGCAAGGGTCAACAACTTCTCCAAACCGAGTGACCTTGCAAACGAACGAAAGAGATTTAGCCGGGAAAATCTGCAAGGTGAGGACGGAGGAATATTGCTGTTCCCGAATACCTATTCGGACATCCGACAGATCGAACAGAACGCCTACACGGTTGATAAATCCGAAAGAGAGGAAATCAGAACAAGCGTATACAACTATTTCGGTGTCAATGAAGATGTTCTGCAAAACAAGGCGTATGGTGATAAGTGGCAAGCGTTCTATGAAGGTGCAATAGAACCTTTCGCCATCCAGTTTTCAGAAGCACTCACACGGGCAATGTTCACGTTCAACGAACAGGGCAACGGTAACGAAGTTATGTTAACCGCCAACCGTTTGCAGTATATGTCAACTCAGGAAAAACTGAATGTATCATCGCAGTTATCCGACAGGGGAATCCTAAACCGTGATGATGTCAGGGAAATCTGGAACTTGCCGCCTTTGCCTGAAGGTGAGGGACAGGCGTATATAATCCGTGGCGAATACAAAAACGCCAATGAGGCAACGGAGGAAACCAACAATGAGTAAACTTGATGAGAAGATCGCAAGCGGACGGGAGTACCGTAATATTCAATTCGAATTTCGTGCGCTTGATGATTCAGACGAAATGATTGTTGAAGGTTATGCAACGACCTTTAACGATCCGTATGAACTATACAATTCGGGGGATTACATCGTAGAGGAACAGATTGATTCCCGTGCATTCGATGAATGTGATATGAACGATGTAATTTTTCAATACAACCACGAAGGACGGGTATTTGCCCGGACATCAAACAACACCCTTGAGGTTGTACCAGATGAGAAAGGATTGCATATAAGGGCGAACCTTGGCGGAACTGAAATCGGTCGTGAACTGTATGAAGAAATCAAGGGCGGTTACACAACCAAGATGAGTTTCGGGTTCAGAGTCGGTGAGGATGCAAGAACCGTGACGGAAGATCACGAAAACAATATCACCGTCTTGTTAAGGACAGTAACCAAGGTGTCTAAATTATATGATGTGTCGGCTGTGAGCATACCCGCAAACAGTGGCACAGAAATCAGCGCAAGGAATTTCGCAGACGGATTGATCAGCGAAATCACGGAGGAGTTCCGGGAGCGCAAGAAACAGCAGATAAGAACAAAACTTAGATTACTGGAGGGTTAAAAATGACCATCAAAGAAATGACTATGGATCAGGTAAATGACAGAATCAAAGAGATCAGAACCGCTATTGATGCCCCAGATGCCGATCTGGATGCGCTGAACGCAGAGATTGACGAACTTGAGGCACGTAAAGCAGAGATCGAAGCAAACGCAGAACAGCGCAAGGCACTCAAATCCAGAGTGATCAGCACCGGCGCAGTTGTTCGCACCTTCAACGAGGAACATCAGGAAGAATCCTTTAACGCATCTTCCCCGGAATATCGTTCCGCTTGGCTCAAGAACATGGCAACCCGTGACGGGCAGAGACTTCTTGGCGAACTGACCGAGGTTGAACAGAGAGCATTCACTTTCACCACAGCAAACACCGGCGCAGTTGTCCCGACCGAGACGCTGAACAGGATCGTTGACCTCGTACAGAGCATGAGTCCGATGTATGACGATGCTACCAAGTCTGGCATGACCAAAGGCTTTGGTGTTCCCCGTCACACTGGAATCACTGCGGGTGATGCGGCGGCAACCAATGAGGGCGTAGCAAACGCAGACGAACAGGATGCATTCGATCTTCTGGCGATCACCGGCGTTGAGATCAAAAAGCACGTTGTCATTTCCCGCAAGATGGAATGGCAGAGCATCGATGCTTTTGAATCTTGGCTGACTCAGCATATCGCAAAGAGAATCGCAGTGGCGAAGGAAACACAGATCCTCACCAGACTTGACGCAGTTGCGACCGGCATTGCGGCGGCAAACAAACTCACCGCACAGACCTACGCAGAAGCAACCGTCCGTTCCATCCTTGCGAAGATCAAAGAGGTTGGTACAAAGGTCTGGTATGCCAACAGCAACACCATCTACAACGGTCTTGCGGGCATTCAGGATGGAAACGACCGTCCGCTGTTCGTACCGTCTACAACCGACTCTGACCCGCTTGTACAGGGTCGCATCTATGGCGGCAATGTAAAGGTTGATGAGAACCTTGCTGATAACGTGGTGTATGTCGGTGTCCCGGCTAGCATCCTTGCAAACGACTTCGAAACCCTGTTCATGCAGAGAAACATCGACCCGAAGTCATTTGAGACAATCATTGCAGGATATTCCCTGTTTGACGCAGGACTTGAGAACCCGCTTGCATTCGTAAAGGCAACTTTTACGACCTGACCGAATACGCAGA